ATTTTAAAAATATTATTTTTGTTCCGGGTGACGTTGACAAAGGTTGTAAATATTTATTTGATGATAATGCATACAATATATATATGCCACGTGTGCATGATATATGTGAAAAATATGGAGTTCATGTGTTAGATGATAGTTCGTGGAAATTTAATGATAATATTACCATAATTGGATCCACGTTATGGTCATCACAAAAAAAAATTATACGTGAAACTGGAGATCATAAATTTGAACTAACGCATGAAAAATACATAAAATCGTTCAATTTTATAAAAAACGAGTTATCTGAAAATCATGGCAATAAAAAAATTGTAGTTATTACAAGCTATATTCCAAATATGAAATTTATAAAAGATAGTCACGAATATTTATTTGGACAATATAATTCATTTAATGACTTACCTCAAGCATATTTTAATTATAAACATATTCCGTTTGATGAAGTACGAACTGAATTAACATATGACGAATATCGCGATTATCTTCAACAACAATTAAATAATATGTATATTGGAGATATTGATATTTGCGAAAGTGATCAAAAAAAAATAGGGTTACTTGATGCAACTCCTGTACTATTTTGGATAACAGGACATATTCCTATACAAACTAGTAGATTATATGATTTTACTCATATTTCAAATGCGTTTGATTACTCAGCTAATAATACTGATTTAACATTTGAAATTTCTCATAATGTTGAAAATTGATTTATATACTAAACGTTAATAACTATTTTAACATTACCATAACCATACATTACCACAATATGTTTGCAGCATCTAAATCTTGCAAAACCGCCATATTTAATGGGCGTAATAAATTCAGCGTTATAGGTATCGGCGTTCCACTTCCTCGCAACGATCATACTGAAAAACTTATAAATGTAACAAATAATTTACGTATGCTAATTGCAAATTGCATGCTGCAATTTCCCAAAAAATATACATTTCAATTTGCATCAAACGCACAAACTGCCAACAATAAGTTTATATACCCCACACCAAAATGTGATGTGTTATTATTTGCAGGAAATATATGTTCTCCTTTTAACAATAATTTCGAAAAATATATTAAAGAATTATCTCGAATGTTTAAAACTGTTATTTTTGTTCCTGGAGTTAACGACTTAAATTGCAAAAGTAATTCGAGACTTGAAAATAATTTAAATGCGATGGAAGATATTTGTGATAAACATAATATTGTTTTTTTAGATAATGATATATATAAATATGGAGACATTACAATCGTTGGATCTTCACTATTTCAATATGCCAACGATATGGAATGTGATGTATCGCATAACAAGTATAAAAATGATAGTAATTTTGTACTTAAGCAAATAAATGATGAAAGTAATGAAAATATTGTGGTTGTATCACATTTTAATCCGCGATTTAATGGTATAACAAATTCACATAATGTTTTAAGTAACGAGTCGACATATAACGGGCTAACATTTCCTTGGAATTCAAATGTGAAATCATGGGTATGTGGAGATATGCCTTATTTAAACTGCCAATTATATAACTCTTCTAGATTGTATTCGTATTCACTTAACAAACGTAAAAGTCTTCCCATTCATGTACAAATGCAAATAATGGATACATTTAACGTTTATACATAAATTATTACATAATTGCTCCATATGTAAATAAATCATTGTCAGGTATTGCTTTTAAATAACATTGTGTTGGCTCAGCTTTATCTTTAAATTTAGTTATATAACAATCATTTGAATCGATACATCTTTGGCGGCAATCTGATTCGGTTATACCTTCGATTGGTTCGCCAATAACAGGTGCCAAACTATCACTTGATGTATATCCATCATACATGCGAAACTTATGGTCCAGCAATTTGAATGATATTTGTGACTTTTCATCAGGATTATTTATTTCAGTGTCGCTTTGTTTATCAAAATGATTTAAATTGCATTGGTTACTTAATTCCAAATAAGAAAAATACTGACAATCAGCGTCACTTTTACATAACTGTTTACATTCATCAACAGTTGCAACATCTTCAATTGTTTTATTTGTTTCGCTGTTATTAAGCATTTTATGCGGTACGATTAAATCTGCATCTTTCGTTAAAAAACTAAATGCTGAATTAACGGCAGTTCCCATCAAAATAAAAGGTGTAGATGACGAACAACAACATACAATACAACATAAAACTAATATTATTAATATTTCACTCATTATATATATTACTCTATTTATTTTTTTATATTTTTTTGTGAGATATTCATAAATTGTCAGCATGTTACTTTATATGATAATGATATCGCTGATGTTAGTTCTCGTATTGAGATGCGCTAGCATTTTTTTATTTCTCATATAATATATACATCAGTAATGGAAATAATCAAATTTAAATTGTTATCTCGAGACATATCGTGCGATAGAAAATTTATAAGAATACCGACTAAAAAACAATCGGCAGAAACTAAAGATTACATTCAAATATCGCAATTAAATAATGATAATAATGAAATAAAAAAATTGAGAGCAACGCATTCAACTGTATGTAAAATACCACACAAAAATAAATTATCATTGGTTATTGATCTTGACGAAACATTGATACACACTGTAGCAACTTTTAATGTTGATGAAGCTACTAAACATATATCATCAGACGAGTTTTTATTTTTGTATCCGGACCGTCAACGTAACGGACTTATGTCGTATATAAATGGATGTCGTTATTATGTGATTTATAAAAGGCCACATATGATTGATTTTATTAAATCAATGTATGAAATATATAATATTTATGTGTACACAAATGGAACATATTCATATGCAGAAAGAATATTAAATATGATCAAAGTCATTATAGGATTTGATCCATTTATAGAATGTTATTCACGGAAAGATGGAGATGAGTGCACGGTTAAATATTTAAACGAAATAAATTGTATAGATGTAAACAAATGTGTTATAGTTGATGATATTTCTGCAATGTGGCCAAATAGTTTAGAAAATGTTATACAAATAAAACAATATATCGGACCAAATGACGATAACATATATGATGATACGTCTGACGAGGAACTATATAAAATTGAAAGTGCATTATTTCAAATATATGACAATGGAAAATCAAAAATATCAATTATTGACGATATTAAATCAGAATCAAAAAAATATTGTGCTGATGCATAATAATGTCACCATAAATTATTACAAATAATTTGTAATGTTAATGTATAATAAATGATGAATAGCGAGTTATCAAAATATTATGAAGAAGCCATTAATAGACATATTGAAATTCATAAAAATAAACAATGTAAACTTATAAAAAAACTTTTTCATTGCACACATTTAAAAGGTCCGCATATTGATTTTTACAATTCTCCTCATGGACTAAATAAATCTAGCATGACAAACAATATGAAAAATTTTCAAAGTAAAATAATATATGTTATTGATAATTTATTGTTATGTGAACAGCATGGGCAACGATTGGACATAGGAATAATAGAAGCAATGATTAAACAAACATCATATATTGTACATAGCGGAAATACATATTGGGAAAATATTGGATTTAATAACGTTGACTCAACGTCAATAATAAAAACATATGAAATGCTTAAAATTTTTTTAGAAACATATGAAAAACGAAATACTAACAAGCGACTAGGAGATAAAATATATTCGGCATGCATATTAAATAACATTGGCATGTATATATCACCAAATGATTTACAAAAATTTAATATTTTTAGAATTCGTCACATAATGAAAAAAATATCCAATGAGTACAATACCGATTTTTTTAAAATGATAGCTCAAGTAAAAACAGAAAAACGTGAAAAATTAATTAATTCAGAATCAAAGTTTATATCAACTGCAATGATACATATTCTCTCAATATACAACGATGCAGCTATTAAATTTAAAAATTCATCAATAACAATTCCAGAAAGTCACAAGATTAAAATAAAGCAATTACCGGAATTAATGGAAGATTGGTGCTATCATCCAATTGTTTCTGGAAGATTTATATTTTTAAACAGTGCAAAATATAATACATTTACAAGTGATTCGTTGCTACTGCAATGTTGCAATAGTTCTGTTATGGGGACATTGTTAATAAATGCAAATTTATCAAAAAATATGGAAGGGCATGTCGATAAATATTTAAAAAAATATCCAGATCTGGCAATACATAAAGAAAAAATAATAAAGTCGTTTTTTTCTCTTAATTTTTTTATGTGCGGACTTTCATGTGTGGCCGAAGAAACATACGGTATGTCATGCACAAATAAAATAGAGCTAATGTTATTACAATTAACGCGTGCAATTGAATCTTTGATCGATGTTGGTCTACATAGTAGTTCAGCAAATCTAAAAATGGATAAAGATCTGGCAAAATCATTAATGCGTAAATTCACAATATTGTCAAACGAAGAAATTGATGCATCAATTCTTAAAATATTGAGTTTTCCTGGAAAATCATGCGCTGTGGAATTTGGAAGATATGGAATGTCAAAGATAAAAAAATATATAAACGACGATGTTAAATTTTATGAACATATTTTCAGTTGTCCGTTTCCATATGATATACTAAAAAAAACATTGGATATGACTCAAAAAAATTGAATGATCAATTTGTTTGAATATTACACGTTGCTAAATAAAATGTAAGAACCTAAATTTATATAATACAAATGATGATCATGCATGACCGAGATGATTCTCAAACAATTGAAGATTTCATGGATTTATTATCGTTGTGTGAATACAACACACAACAGTATGTTTTGCCAAATGACATTACACAATCTGTCAAAGACATAAAAAATACTTATGTGTTTAGTGGATGTGCAGATCGTTCAAAAATATTGGAAGTGACCAAAAAACTAAACGAAGAAGTCGAAAATATGAATGATATTCAGCAAAGTCAACTAACATATTGCATGCATTACATATATTCCATATTTTTTTAATAAAAAATTGAATTTTTATTTTATTACAAGTGCTATGAAAAAATAATGATATATACGCTTAGTTACTTAAATACTACTCAAATAATATACGATATGGAAAACACTACGCATTATTCATTACATGATTGTGCTGAAACCGTTCATGCTTTATTAAAAGATATTGGACTTCAAAACACAAAAATTTGCCTTAATAAAAATAAATATAGTGTAAGAACAGCAAGTGTACTATATAAATTCAGTAAAGTAAATTCTACGTCTTTGTCGGAAACATTGAAAAAAGCATTGACGTACAAATTTACTGTTAATGTTGTTTCACTTCAAAATGAACTGACAAAAATCGAAAGTATAATTAAATATGCAAAAGAACTTCAAATTGCACAATTATTAATTGTGCGATCTCATGTTCCAGAGTATGACGATGCAAATTGGGATATGGATAAATTGTCCGAAATGGTAAAAACACATCATAGTTCTAATAATGACCTAATGGACGCAACAAATAAATTATGCGAGCTAGACAAACAAATTAATATGTGTGTTAAAAATCAATTTCATGTTAAATTTCAAATTAAAAAATCTCAGTCATCTGAAAAAAATAAAATAGCAAAAACATGCATTGATATATTGAGCACTGACAATGATAATTCTCGCAATTTATTTGCTTTGATAAACGGTAAACATTCCCAAGTTACGTCATTAACTACATCATCCACATCTACATCCACATCCACATTTACATCATCTACATCAAATAACAAACGCGAAGACACTCCAAGAAAAACTGACGGAAATTGGAGAAACTCTACATCCACTGCATCCACTGCATCCACTGCATCCGCAGCATCTGCAACCTCTTCACGG